GACCATGGATCGCCTACAACAATCCCCTAGCGCCCGCCGCAAAGTTGGTATCTAATGGCTGACTTCCCCTCGCTAACACCAACCTCCCGCCGCTTCTCACCCGGCGTGTACCCGGTCAAGGCATACCGCACCCTTTCCGGTATCGCCGCCCGCCGTACTTTCGGCAACCGCCCCTACGGCGCCAAGCTGGAACTGGAGTATCGCAACGTCATCGACACCACCGTCAACACACTGCTGGATCATTACCACAGCCAAACTTCCATCAACCAACGCTTCAAACTATCAAGCAAAGTCACAGCTGGCATGAGCACCGACGTTGCCAACGAAGTTAAAAGCACTGCAGCAAATCGCGGCAACCTGCGGTACGAGTACGAACAACCACCCCAGGTGGAAAGCGTCCGCCCCGGCATCTACAACATCTCAATCTCGTTGATGGGCGAACTGCGCGATCCAGCAACGGATAACTGACGATGGCTATCGACATCCGCATCGCTCAATTTTTTAACCTGCTGACCTCAGACGGCACCCGCCACCGCTACCAAAATTATTTCGTCAACGAAAAATACAAATACGACAGCAGCAACTACGAGTTCGCCCCATTCCGCGTCGAAGGCTCGGTTGCCAACAACACCGGCGACAACAGCGTGCTCCAGATCTTGTTCCCCAACGTGGAATTTGCAATCAAACTGCTGGACGCCGGCAACGGCAACCGTCTCAGCCGCCTGGTACTCACAACCGTCTGGCTCACGTCTAGTAACACTATCGCCGCCAACGGCGCCACTCAAGTGGAGTACATGGTCGGCATTGGCGCCAGCGTGAGCGAAACCACGATCGAGTTGCGCTACCGCTCCGCCATTGATAGCGTGATCTCAAACTTCCCCTCACGCAACGTAACGCGCCAGCTTGTTGGTCCACTACCTCTCAACGCCAACATTTCACTGCAATGAACGACCTTATCGGCTTAAAACGTGCTTGGGGCGCCTACCCGGGTGACGGAAGTGGACAAGCAGACTGCTGCGCCTTAGCTGCAGAGGTACACAAAAGGCTTGGTTACTGGGACTACGGACCGGAACTAAAAAATTTATTTGCTAAATATAATGATGAAACTTTACCTAAAAGTTTTATAGCTAAATGGCTACTTAAAAATGCACAACGCTTACCAAAACCAGAACTCCACGCTGTAGTTTTATTGCCCAGCAACGGCGTAGGTGCTTTAGGAACTGTACTGGGTGAAGATGATGTACTGTTTATTGCACCTAGTGGTTGCGTCGTTAGAGGCCCACTGCCGGCAAACTATGGTTGGTATTTTAGGATGAAAAAATAATGCGTAAACTACTTCCTTTTGAGCACGAACTTATTGCAACTTTGGGTATTTCAAAAGAAGAATACCTACAATTTGTTGCACTATATGAACAACCGGATTTTGAAAATAAGCCTGTAGCTGGCGAGACAGTAGCGATAGTTCTCGCTGTTATTGGCATCCTTTTTCAGGTAGCAGCTGCAATCTTTATGCAGCCGCAAACCCCTTCGTTTGATATGCCTCGTGGCGGTGGCGGACAGCCGCAAACCCGTGACGAACGCTTCTCTCCACGATTCGGTTTCAACTCCACCCAGGAACTTGCTGCCTATGGCGACCCGGTAAACCTCGTCTACGCCAATCGCGGCACCGGCACTGGCGCTAACCCCAACGGCGGCGTGCGCGTCACCGCTTCCCTGCTCTGGTCCGCCGTCCGCAGTTACGGCTCCAGTCAGTTCATCCAAATGCTGATGATGCTTTCGGGTGGCGCCATCACTGCTATCGATCCCGAAAAAACCGCCTTCGGGCAGACGCCACTGCGCGATCTGATGTCCGAAAACATTTGGATGTACTTTGACCCTGGCGCAACTGGCGTAGTTCAACGCCAAGACGAAGTATTCGGTAACTCTGGAACAGATCCCACTCGATACGGAAAAAGCACCGACAACCCGTACCGTATCCAGCCATCAGAAACAAATACCCGCCAAGACGGCTTTAGTCAGGCTTATTCCCCAACCACCGCCAACCAAGTCGGCATCTACGGCGTGGTGCCCATCAACGTGCTGCTGTATATCCGCCGCAGCAGCGGCCACAAAGATTCCACCAACCTTGGTGTGACCGCATCAGGAATCTCATGGACCTCTTCCAGTCCTTCACTAACAATTAGTCTTGACGACGTAATCGTAATTAAATTCGATTCCACAGCAATCGTAGATGGTGATTCAGATATTACCAAAGAAGCAAAAGATGCCCGCCGCAGTTTGCTGAGTGTTTTTGATACCGCCAGCACCTTCAAATTAGGTACAGCACTGTTTCGGGTCACTAACCTTTCCGGAACAAACATTGACGAAAATGACATCACCATCAAACTCAAGTGCATCCAAGCTGGATCAGCACCGCGCACAACTTACGCAAGCACAGAAGCCTCTGGAGCAAAAGGTGCTTTAACGTCTGCAGAAAAGAAAGAACGTAACAAACTAAAAAATAATGTTCAAAAATTACTGGACGAAGACCAGCGCCCTGACATTACAACAGCACTTCAACTTGCAGAATCAGGCGAAATTAAAGAGGCTCAATACGGTCGTGTCAGAAAAAATGTGGAAAAAGTGGAAGCGCGTCAACAATTTGGTTACGGTAGAGGCGGTTACAGTGTTATAAAAAAAGGCTATTATTTAGATCATACTAGCTACTATAAATATGTTACCGCAATTAAAGGGTACGTTAAAAAACGCGATCTTACAAAAAACGAAAAAGATACACTACGGCGTTACGCCGAACTAGGCGAAATTTCGGAAACATTTAGCAACGATATTTTTTACACAAAAGCCCTGGCACGCATTGCCTTAGCTAAATACGAAACGCTGTCAGCCTGTCACATTGTTGACTTTGCAATTAAAGCGATTGTCTTTAAGCGCATCAGCGGACGCCAACTGGAATACGGCAGCGACAGGCTTAATGGGTATCCGGTAAGTGATAACGGCATCAAAGCTCGCGTTGCTCTGTTTAAGTTGCGCTATCGCGAAGTCGGACAAACTAAGTATGTAACAGTACCCCGCACGTTTGCCATTAGTCGCGCTGCCGACAACGAAAACTTTGTTTACTTCAAATTCAACAGCGGCATCACAGACGCCGCATCTGCAACCCATTGGGAATTTGAACTGGAACCCATCGTCGATCCACTTAGCGAATCAGCGGTCAACGATGTTTATTACTATCTTTCCAATGCCGGTGACCCAATAAGCGAAACCCTCAGCAGCTACAAACTGCTCAGCAAAGACTCCACCACGCCATCCATCCAATTTGTTGGTGAAAAGAAAAACGCTACTGTAAACGCTTTTCCACCCAAAAACAGCAACCCCGCTGACCTGAACGAGTGGGACCTGTTCAACTACGACGCCGATACGCAGATCGCGTTTTCGTTTGATTCCGGCCCCGAAATCACCATTACAGCCGTCAGCGAACAACTGCTGCAATCGTTTAGCGACTACGACCAAAAGAACGCTTCCGGCAAAGTCGTCAAAAAGTTGTACAACAATCTGGCACTGCTGGGTTTCAATGCTTACTCCGGCAAAACAATCCAAGACCTGCGCTCGTTCACCGTATTTGCCGAGCAAGGTCGCAGTGTCCGCCGCCTACGCACTAGCGGCGACGACGAAAACGGAGACATTTGGGGCAGCGCCAATTATCAGTATTACCCATCCAAACCCGATGGTGCCAGCAGCTTAGCGCCAGACATTTTCCTGGACACCGTGCTGGATAAGGAAGATGGCATCGGCAACTACGCCGTCGTCAACGCACTGGATCTCAAGCAACTCGCCATCACCAAACGCTTTTGCATCAAAAACAAGTTATTCATGGACTGCGTAATTGCTGACCCACGTAGCTGGCGCGAGTTCTGGGTGGAGGTTGGTCCGTATAACTTGCTGGAGTTTGCCCGTATCGGCGGACGCGAAACCCTAGTGCCTGCTGTGCCGTACAACTCAACGACTGGCGCCATGACCCGCAGCATCACCGTCAGCGCCTTATTTAACCAGGGCAACATCCTGGAGGATTCCTACAAGGAGGAATACATTGACTACGGCAGCAACGCCCAAGACATCATCGCCAACATCATTTACACCGACATGCCTGATGACGCGGTATTTGCCAAGAAAAAATCCGTCGAGGTCGTACTCAAAGACACATTCGAAGTTGATGCCATCCGCCAGACCTTTGACATCTCCAGTTACGTCTCCGACTACGACCACGCTGTTTTGTTTGGCAAGTTGCTGTGTAATACCCGTCGCCACGTCCGCCAAGCCATCGAGTTTAAGACCTACCCAACTTCTGACCCAATCTCTCCTGGTGCCTTCATTTATGTGGACATCGGTCAAAACAGCTGGGACGCCATCCGCACTGGTGTTGTTGGA